CAATAACCACGTGCGTTGGACTGCCCAGCAGTTACAAAAATGAAACAGACCGGTACATCTTCTGAGTATGGATATACCGTAGACCCTGACAAATGAAGTCCATACTCAGGGAGCTGGTTGGCATCATCGTCGCCACCTCCCCCACTCTCCTGGTTAACCAGAACCAGGCCGCTATCGGAATAGATCCAGTGATGTCCGCCAACCGTGTAAGCCTCAACGATTTGGTTGGTAGCGGCGTCAACGATCATACGCCACACCTTTTCACCGCCGATAAACTGCGTCACCTGTCCCTCGCTTCCCAGTGCGTATAACTCCGCCTCCTGCGGCGTGAGGAGCTCATAATATTTCCCATCAGGACCGATTTGGATAAGTCGACCATCCGTATTTAAAAATGGGGCCACTCTTTTTGTCTCCGGGTCATAACCAGCCAGGGCCACACTGTCTGGTGATACCTGGTATCCGTAGTCGTCACGGAGCATCCGCCGCCCGGTAGGCTGCAAAGTTCCACTGACGTTTATGTACTCATCCGCAAGCGTACTGCCGTCCTGACTGCGGACATAAGTTGTTGAACCTGAAGGAATATTAGCGATGTCTGCCTGTGCATCAGCCAATGTCATATACTGGCGACTTAGAGGGATCAGATTCTGCCGCGTCTCTTCGACAACTTTATCCCCTTCTGCCTTAATTCCATCTACGGTGTAATGCTCTCCGCCGAGGCGATCGGTATATGTCAACTCGGTACTGGTGACAACCTTATCCAGCATGGCGCCGGCATAAACTGCATCCCGGATATCCGTGCTCGGAACAGCGTTATCTGTGGGAGTTGGTAACGGTACTTCTGCCATTGTGCATGTCGCCCTATGTAAAAGGCGCACAAACCCCTCAGAATTAATCTGATGTTGTGCGCGAAGGTTGGTAATTACTGCTGTGTGTTACGGATAAATCGAGTCTGAATATTCAGTGAGTGAGAGGGTTTGAGTATCGTCACCGTTAGGTTTGGCGCTATCGACGCGCCAGATAGTGGAATTAAGTTCCGAGTCGGTAGCGATGAAATACCGGCTGGGGTTTTGTACATTTTTGCGGTCATAAATGTTCAGATCGAAAGTATCGGCCGCAGCCTGAAATGCTTTGGGCTTGCCGCTTACCGGATAGGCCCGCCAGCGCCCGCGGTAATTTCCGAGGCTGTCGGTCATAACCACCCACATATCGCCGAGAGAAAAGTCGAGACGCTCTGAGGTCGCAAATACGTCTCCGGATCGCCCGGTGATATAACCGGTTTGCTGCGCGTTGTCGTACATGTCAGGACACTGAACCACCGTGCCGCGAACAACCTGGGTCTCTTCGAGCACTTTCACCGTCATGGTCAGGCGTGAGTAGAGAATTTTTCTCGCCTCAAGCCAGGCCCTGTCGGTTGCCTGGGTGGCGTTTCGGCAGCCGTCCAGGCTGATCTGCATCGCGTTAACAGTGGCATCCTCAACCTCAGTGATGCCGCTGCTGTCGATCTGCAGGTAGATGTACGCCTTCTTGTTCGTCAGCGGGTCAACGTAATCCAGCGCCACGCCGTCGTAACCACCAGGGAGAGACATTTGCCAGGCTACTTTGTACTCGTCCCAGAACATGTTTGAGCGCGCAAAAACCGCATCGGGATTTGTCACTTTCTCATCACGCCAGAACGTCAGCACATCGCCGATGTTATTGCCGTCAACGCGGGCCACATTGGCGATCGTCGCTATGCGCTCACCAAGAGGCTGTTTCTCATCCGAGAAGGTGTAATCGAAATATCCAAGCTGGGCATCCGGCAGCGAATCGGCAATGGCATACAGCGCCGCGACGTCAATACTGGCTACGTCCTGCTTACCGACAACCACCCATTCGTGAAGGATAGCGTCGGCAAACGACCGACTTGGCCGCAGCGTGTAATCAACCGCTCCGGTTGTCCGGTCGTAGCTGATGGTATGCCGCTGCGCCAGCATGTTGTACTTCTGCTCGCGGTTTGAGTTGCTGTCATTCGACCCCTTAATCGTGATGCGGGCAATCGTGTCTTCCGGATAAACAACGTTTTCGCGCACGTTCACCGCGTGGATTGCCATCAGCGTCACGACGTTAGCGTCATTGCTGTTGTCGAGGCGTTCGATGGTCACCGCATAGCGCCCCGCCCCGGCAGCCGGGACAAACTTGTGCGTTGTGCGGAAATACCGGGTCGTCACCTGGAAGTCGTTATCGAAGAAATAATCGTGCTGCTCTGACGTACCGGGCACCTGATTGTTGTCGTCATCGACCTGCCAGAACTTGATCCTGTATTGCGTTGTGCCGGCCGTCGCGCCGAGCTGAACCAGCACATGCACCCAGACCTGCGTCGAGACAATCGGCGACACTGACGGTCCGATAACCAGAGGGGTCTGGTCATTCAGCGTGAACAGCGTCGCGTTGATAACCGCATTGCCCGGCAGAGACGTAATTTCTCCCGAGAGTTCGCCAATATAGAACGTCGTGTAAGAAAGCGTGTCGTCGCCAATAAAGCTCTCTGAGGAGATGATATTCCCGGCGCCGGTGACATTCCGCGTGACGCTTGTGCCGCCATCGTTCCAGGTGGCGTTGATGACGAATGATACGGGGTGTGGCACCGCCAGTGCGGCGAAGTATGCAAAGTTGTCATCGTTCGACAGCACAATGGCTTTGAGCTGATTACTCTCGATCGCCACCGATGTCGGCGCCGTCGTGGTCGCTGTCTGAGCCGGGAAGTCCTGACTTTCGTTCAGGCCGGGGACTGTCTCGTTATCGACGTCATCGAACTGATACCCAACCTCAATTGTTCCGATCACGTCACCCGGGTTATAAATCGCAGAACTGGCTCCCGCCAGGCTGCCGAGGTTCGATTCCGAGTAGCGGATCGAGGAGATGGTGTACCGGCCGTAACCGACCTCGAACCATTCCGTAAGCTGTTTGTTGTTGTCGACGAACTCGAACAGCGCCTCCTGAATCAGGTCAGGGAAGACGCGGCACTGGCCGTAAATGTTCGGGCGCCCCTTGTAGAGTCGCGCGCGGTTCGTCTGGCCGGTTAAGTCGTTGTTGGGGGATTCGCCTGTCGCCACCGATACCGACGCACTAGGCTTATTTGACAGTCCGAACACCTTCAGCGCGCCGGAGAGGATTTTCGTGACCGGACGCAATATCGTGGTGATGAGCTTTCCCACCCCGCCCTCTGGCTGGTCGAACACAGCCACAGTATCACCGGATCGCAGTGGCCGACTGATATCGTAATCGTCCGGCAGCGCTCGGCCATTCAGTTTCACGATAACATCGCGGTGCAGCTGCAGAGAATCCAGCAGGCTCACCAGTGTGGTACCGGCATCTACCGTTCCCCGCTGCAGCGGCGCGCCAGGCAGCCTCTGTAACTCATATCGCACCATGCACCATGTACTCCACTTTGCTGTAAACCTTCAGTAATGCCAGCGGGCTATCGCAGCGCACGAAACCAAATTCCCCGCGGGCATGCAGGCACTTAACCGGGCTGATCATCACACCGATATGCGCCGGCACTTCGCCGCGGTAAAAAACGGCGATGCATCCGGCGGCCGCCACCGGCACACGCTGCCAGTGCGCGTGCTCCTGTTCGTAGCAGGTGATGAAATCCGCGCCCGATTCGTAGCCGGCGATGTGATGCAGCTCCAGGCCGAGCACATGCCGGTAATACAAAACGACGAGTCCCCAGCAATCCAGCTGCTCAAAACTGCAGGCGCGGTTAGCCCAGGGCTTGCCGTTAACAAGCCCGATAAAGTCGCTCTGTGTCATACGGTGATCAGTCCGGGATAGTCTTTCGTGGTGTAAATGATGGAGTTGGCCAGCGTCAGCGGATTAGTCTTGCCGGCGGTCACGGTGACGTTGCTGGCATCGGCTGAAATGTCGTTCACGTAAAGCGTCCAGTCTTTCAGAGATGATGCATCGCCGATCGCGTTCCACTGCTGATACAGGCACTTTATCGGCGTCATGCGCGCCGCCCCGCGCCAGCTTTTCAGTGTCTGCCGTACATGTTCCGTGGCGGCGACAAACGTTATGGTCATTGATATGACCGCCGTTCCGTCCTGCGCCGGCTCGGTCACGCTGAACCGCGCAGGCTCGAAGGCATTTCCGCCAAACGTCGCCGGTCGAAAAAGGTTATTGACCACCCGGTAATAACCAAACGCAGGATGATAAAACTCCACCGTCTGTTTGATATCGCTGGCCGGCCGCCGCTCTTTCCACTCTCTCAAAGTCGGCATTAGTCAGCCCTCGGCATCACTTCGGTTATCAGGTAATCCAGCCAGTATCCGTAGCCAGGCTGGGCCTCTACGATCCAGTCGTCATAGTCCTCGGTAATGTCCTCGATACCGTTGCTTATAACCGTTGCGGTCCAGGTGACAATGTTGCCGTTTTTGCTGGTCTGCACCGGCATGTCGACGAAATGCAGCGTCTGCTGCTGAACGCCCTGTGTATCACCCAGGTCGATCGGCATCTGGAACCAGTTGCGTCCGCGGTCGCAGTAGGTCGGCGATCGCAGCCATGACTTAAAGCGCTCAGCCTGGGCCAGCGTGAATATCCACTGCAGCGTCCATGTCGCCTTAAGGTCCGTGGTGATCGGCGTGATTATCAATGGACCGACTGCCGTCTGCGTCGTCTGCCAGGCTGTATCCTGCGTCATGTTCTGATCGGCGCGCTGGGGAAGCGGCAGGAACGGAGGGTATTGAACAGTTGCCACGTTTCCTCCGGGCATAAAAAATGCCGCGACTGCGGCACTGATCTTTTATCAGGATGTTCGCCGATTCGTTACCAGGTTAGGCTGAATACCCCTACACAAATCGGCGGATAATTATGGATATCGGTTTACTCATTACTTCTCTTAAGAGCGGAATTGGCGCTCTCTCTGCGGTTCAGAGCAATGAGGTCTTGCGCGAGCGCATCGCTTTCATCGGCGAGCAAATTGACGTACTTCAGAAAGCCCATGCTGCCACCGTACAAGAACTTGCCGAGGCGAAAGCCAAAAACGTAGAACTTGAGAAGGAAATATCGGCTTACAGGGCAAAGGATCAGTTTGTCGAGCACATGGGCGCGGCCTTTAGAAAAAATCCCTCGGGTGGCTACGTCAACGCGGTTTATTGTCCCAACTGTCATAAACAAGTCGGAAGTGGTTTTGATGATTTTCCGTACCATTGTGGCTCCTGTGGCTGGACATCGAGATTCGAGGCTCGCGAAACAGAGAATGTGATGAAATCCCTTCCTCAGTAAGGAAAATAATATTCAGTACTCAATCAATATCATCCGGTAAATTTAGCTGACCTTTTGCCTGAAACAGGGCCTCCTCAAGGGCGGCAATGATCTTCTGCTGTGTGCCGTCCTTCAAGTAGCCCAACGACGCCATCCCCTCCTGTTTATCGCTGTCGCGGTACCAGATAACCTCACCATTAACTTCGATTGCTACTTTCATAATGTTCACCCATTAAAAAACCCGCCGGAGCGGGTTTGGCTTAGTAAGCACCTTGCGCTTTTCTTCCGAGACCAAAAGCGCTCTGAATTGCTGAGGACATTGGCCCATTGCGATCAACATCGGTAAGAAAAGCTTCCACTGTCACAACACCACCTTCCTGGCTGGCCTGCGCCTGGAATGAATGCTGTCCGCCACTGGTCTGGTCATAAAACTGGATGTTTACTTGGACCTGTCCGCCATTCATATCCTTATTGCTGATGACCTTCCCGTTATCGCCGGGGATCATGTACTGTTTGCCGGTACTGGCCTGGTAAATCTCTGGCTTGCCTTTCTCGCCGACCTGATACAGGCCGCCGGCTGATACCGGGCCGCCGTTGTAGCGGGCGCCGGCAAGCGCAAGCCCGTTAGCCAGTCCCACTGTCGAACTGATACCAGTTGCAGCCGGACCAGCGTTAGCACCGAACGAGGCGAGCGATGCCATCGCGGCCGCAGGAGCCCAGGCGGAAGCGGTAGTTGCCGCCAGTCCGACTGATGTCGCCACCGATGCGGCGCCGAGCGTCTGACCGAGAATGTAATTTTTCAGCGCTTCGACGCCAACCTGGACAATGCTGTTGATCACGCTGTTCAGGATGGTATTCCCAAGTGACCGCATCGCCTCCTGGGCTGACATTGTGCCGGTTAGCAGGCCGGTTATTGCATTGGAGGCATTCCCGCTAAAGGCATCCACCGCACTCGTCAGCATGTTATAGCCGAGGCTTTGCTGGCTGAGGATTTCCCATTGAGCTGCGATCCGCTGCTGCTCATATTGCCGGTCAGCGGCATTTTTCAGCGCCAATGCATTCTCATGAGCGAGAACCCCTTGCTGCTCGAACTGCTGAATCAGCGCCAGCTCCTGCGCGTGCTGGTTGGCCAACTGCTGCACCGGGTCAACTTCGGCAAGTGCCTGCTGGGTTGGGTTAACCACCTGCTGCGAGCGTATTTTGGCAAGGTTGGCCTGATGCTGCTGCTCCATCTGCTCAGTGGCTGCGTTGTATTCCTGCAGATCAATCTTCCCGGCGTTCAGCGCCGCTTTCAGGTTCTGCATGGATTCAGCGTAGGATTTATTCTCCGCCTGCTCTGGCATAGTCCTGAGCGCTTCAGATACCCCCTTAGCCGCAGCAGCGGCATCTAAAGCTGCCGCTTTATAATCCCGAGCTTTTTTCTTTTGCTCATCAGTTGCATGCGCACCAAGTGATTGCTCAGCCCTGAGTAGTTGTTGCTCTCGCGTTAAACCTTCAGTTGAGTCTGCTGCAAGCTCTGATTCCTGGCGAAGACTTTCAAGTTTTTGGTTTACCGATTCCTGCTGGTTAGCAAGTTTCTTAGCCTCAGATTCCGCCGCCTTATCTTCCTTCTTCTGATCCTTTCTTGCCTGAGTGTTTCTCTCTGTTGCAGCATAATTATCCTGAAGCCTTTTGATTGCTAGCTCATCTGTAACGCCTGCATCCTCAGCATCATAGGCCGCCTGCTGCCTGGCTTTTGCTTCCCCCTCCAGCTTTGACAAGGCAAGTCGGCGCTCAGCCTGCTTAATTAGCTTCTCGCCTTCTTTCCCGCCCCAGTTTATTTTCAGACTTTCTGAGTTGAAGGCTTTCAGGGCCTGCGTTGATTGGCCGAGTTTTTCAGCCAGGAATGCCTGGGTTCCACCGAGGAATGACGCTTGCTTTTCTGCTTCAGCGATAGCGATAGCGTTATCTCTGGCAGCCCTCATCTGATCAACAATGCCCTGATTAACTTGAATGTTAATTAGGTGTAATGCGTCTTCAGTTTGCTTAAGAGTGGCTGTCGCTCCATCCAGATCCCTGCGCTTTTTGGCCAACTCGTTTGCGGCATCCCTTGCCTTAATCACGAAACCATTATTTTGATCTTCGGTAACTCCATATTGCCTTGCAAGCGTTGTATATTTCTCGTAATCGGATTGCAGACCTGAAATGGTATCTTTCAGATCGCTAATAGCTTCCTTTTGCGCCTCAATTGAGGTGACCGTATCAGCCCTAACGCCCTGAGCTTGAGCAAGATTCATGTCCTTGAGGCGCTTAATAACGTCAGGTACGGTGTCAGCAAAAGCTATTGCCTCTTTTCTGGCCTCAGCCTGTCGCTGTGAATACAGATACCAGCCAGCGGCAACAATGGCTATTACGCCAATGGGCCCACCCAAAGGAGCAGTAACCGAATTCACTACCTTCATTGTGTTTGCAAAAGTTATACCCGTAGCGGCCACTTTGGCTTGTGATGCCGCTAGTGCATTATTAGCCAATGCAGCTTCAGCGGATGTTGCGACATAAATCCCCCTTAGCCGTATAACGTTCTCAAGTGCAAAGGCTTCAGCGGCAGATCCTTTTGCTACATTATACTCCGCAGTTGCCAGATTTAGAGCGGAAAGGGCAGCATCTTTATCTGCTACTGCTTTTCTGGCTGTTACTGATGCCGCTGCAGCTTCCTGCTGCGCCGATTGCCTTGTCGCAACTATTCCCTGAATTGTTGCCTTCACTCTTGAGGCTTGAGCGGCTGTTGCCATTGCTAACGCGCCAGCAAACCTACCGCCCATTATTGCAGCAGCGCCAATTAAAGCTGTCCCCAGTGTCTCAAGGTTTTCGCTTATTGTAATAACAGAGTCTCGGAACCCTGCTGCGAATGATTTAACCGTCGAGTTTTCGCCAAAGAACTTCGTTACGTTGTTACCGGCCACCTGCAATCCCTTGGCGATTGAGACGGTGGTGTTGGCAAATTCTTTGCCGATTGCATCCCCTTGTGACAGAAGCCCCTTAACTACAACGTCTGTTGTCAGTTGCCCTTGAGCGGCCATAGCCCTTAACTGACCAATAGAAACACCCATCGAATCAGCCAGAGCGACCATGAGGCGGCTGCCTTGCTCTGACACTGAGTTAAACTCTTCGCCGCGCAGAACGCCGGAAGCTATACCCTGTGATAGCTGAATGATTGCGTTCTCAGCTTCCTGAGCAGTTGCGCCGGATACCGCAAATCCCTGGTTGATAATGGTGGTAAGGCGGGTTAAATCTTCTGCGCTGGTGTTGTATGTTCTGGTTCCGCGCTCAAGCCGGGCGTAAAGAGTCGCCGTGCCGTTCAGGGATGACTGGGTTGCTTGTGAAACATCAAAGATCCGCTGCATAACTTCGGCCTGCGTCTCTCCAGTACGAACCGAGTTAGCGACTTTGTTATTCAGTTCAGTCCAGGCATCGGCATAACTCGCAACCTGTTGCACAGAAAGCGCGGCCAGCAAGCCTTTAGCTACGCCAGAAAGGCTGGACATTGTTCGTTCCATCGATCCAATAGAGCGCTCAGTGCGGTTAACGCTGGCTTCAAGGCGGCCCATGCTCCCATTAAGACCGTTCAGTGCCGCATCAACTTCTCTTCGCGCTGCCAGTAAACGCGAAGTATCCATGTCGACTTCGTAGATAACGCTGCCAGCATCAAACGTTCCAGCCATTTACTTTTCTCCGGGCAATAAAAAACCCCGCCGGAGCGAGGTTATATATGTGATTAGTTATTTCACTTGCTGATCATGGATAGCACGGCAGAAATCACATTTTCCACTTACATGAAGAGGAAATTTCTTTTGCTATTGAATCTGCTCCAGTGAGGTCAAACTCAACTACTTGCATCGTTGAACCATATGGCTCGAACCCAAGGATCATTTTTTTATGAGAGGAAATATCCTTTATGAAGGGTATGGCCTTGGGGCTGAACGCCGCCTCGCCCCCCTCTGCAGCACTCCATCTCCGTTTCTGCGGCTTTCCTCCATCAAACCTGATGGTTATTAACGGGTCATCAATTCCCATATACTCATCTACGGAAAGATATGCTTCCGTTTTTCCCTCACGGCATCGCAAGATAATGGAAGTAGTTCTTTCAATTCCTTGTCTCATATAGACATCTGGTGACCTATTAATGGCTACAACATCAGTCATATCGGTCATCTTGTTTTCTTCTTTCTTAACCTGCCAAGAGCCTTCCGTTACATATTCAGCGCCGGTTGATACCAGAGGGATAGCAGCTACACACAAAGCCAAGATCGTCTTTTTCATTTTAGGATGTGTCCGTTTTGAATGTTCAGAACAATCCTATCAGGTATGAATGGGAACGACAAAACCCGCAGTTAAGCGGGTTTGGTTATCAAGGCGGATCTCTTAGCCGATCACAAACTCAGCCTTTGCGCCTCGAAACGAGATTGTTTTGTTCCCAGCCCGACGGCAAGCGTCAGCTATAGCCTTCATGCCGTACTCGACATTACCCAGATGTTTGCGCATCGCCACAATTTCAGCCTTCGGCGCTGATACATCAAAGCCTGCCTCTTCCAGAACGTTAATCAGGCGAATGGCCGCAGATGTCGAGTTGTCACCACAAAGCATCTCCATCGTCACGTCAAAAGACGGGGCGGTTAGAGACTTCCCAAATGACAGGTTGCCACTGCGAACCAGCGGGTTGTTATCGATCCACCATTGAAGCGGAATGTTTACATCAAACTTAGGTGCTGGTAGCGTTTCCTGCTTGCCAAGGAATTCACCCTCAAGAGGCACACGCGCAGCGATAGAAAGCCTTCATGGGATACCCGAAGAAGCGAAAATCGCCATTTACAACGTGCTTTCGCAAGAACTTGAAGCAATTACGAACGCCAAAAACGAAGAAATCGCAAAGATTAATGCTGAAACTGAAAGGTTGAATGCTACTGTCGCTCAAAAAGAAATGGACCTTGCAAATATTGGCTCTGTCATAGGTGCCATAGTCGTCGTTTTGGTCTTGTTTGTTTTGTTCATCAACTTGAAATAGAAAACCCACCGTTCGGTGGGCTTCTTCTCTGTCGTTTCGGGGTGTATCTGACTATCTGTCAAACTCTTTACCACCAGTCGACTTTAAGTATATAGACTTAATGTATGGCATTTTAAAGAGCACAGCCCTATCATCCATAGCTGTTCTAAGCATCATACTACGACACATAAGGCTTACCCCGCCGGTTACTTTGATGCATAATCCATCAGGGCTTTCGAATGTACTCATTTTCCCCTTCTTCCACATTATAAACGTTGCACCTTCAGGGATCGCGCCAATTGGCTGCACAGCAAAAAACGAAATGCTTGTGTATACAAAAATTGAAAAAGCGATAAGGATAACAACGATCACAGATATTGTTTTTTTCCACATAGCAACCTCAGCAACCAATAGTTTCGCCTGAATTTGTTATTGTGCACGTATTTCCATCACTGTCGGAACTATGGCAGCCTGAGGAATCACACCAACTTTTCACTGAATACTGATTCCCATCAGAGTCACTAGAAAACACCTCCGTCGAACCATCAGAATGATTCCTTGTTCCAGATGTTACAGAGTAATTATTACCTTCAGTATCGTAAGATGAGATGGTTGTGTCCCCGTTAGCCGCCTCGCTAGTACTCGTGCAAACACTGTAACCATCTGATCCAACGCACTCATCTGCATATGCGTAGCTAAAGAATCCGCTTAATAGAAACAACAATACAATCTTCCTCATATCCCTATCCCCACTGGTTAGTTTTGGACAGATTAGCAGGGATAGGAGGGAACGACAAAAGCCTGTTCGCTTATCAGGATGTTCAGCGGTACGATAGCAAGGTAATCTTGAAGCAGGCATCAACCAAGGAATCATCATGGATAAGTTTGACCGTAAACTTCAGCGAGAAATACTACAGGCTTGCGTAGATAGCTATCCAGCCGCACCTCTTCTCGAACAATTTAACCTTACGGAAGTAGCAGAATGTGCAGAAAGCAACATTCAGAAGCTATTAGCTAACATAAATTACCTGTGCGAACACGGACTAATTAAAAATCACAGCTCCATTATTCTTAATGACCACTCCATCCTCACCCGGATCACCGCAACAGCAAAAGGCATCGACTTCATGCTCAATGATGGTGGTCTATCAGCGATCCTGAACGTCCAGACTATAAAGCTTCATCGTGACACAGTGGTCGTACTCGAAGACCTGATCGCCATTTCAAACATGAACGACGAGCAGAAGGAAAAAGCCAAGTCGACTCTCGGCGAAATGTCGACGGAAGCCATTAAAACCGTAGTGCAAGCCGTGACAACCGCAGGATTTTCAGCGCTACTTGGGAAGTGAGCAGGGACCAGAAAGAATAACCCGCCAGCTGGCGGGTTAGTTAAAAAATGGATTATCTAATACATCAGAAGGTATAAAAGGTATATGGTTTCTAGAAAATCCTACCACAATTATCTCATCCTCAGCCACTGGGTAGTAATGTATGCATTCCGATGAGGATTTGCCTCCTGGATTAAAGACAAGACACCTAGTCCTGTTTTTAAAAGTATTGTGCTGCCAAGATGGACCGCAATGATAATGCCAATATGACTCTTCTTCGTAGCCATCGGTAAGCGGGATTTTGTCACGATCATCTGTAAGCCATGATTCTTTATTTTTACCGATAACGTATTCTTTATGGGATATTTCAAGCAAAAAATTCAAGATAAGATCTTGTTCTTCTTCAGTTAAAAATTCCCAATCAATGGCGAATGCGCAATCATTTTGACCATCTAAAAAACTTTCAGACAACGTCCCTTTTATAGCCATGTGAATTAGCCTACCGATTTCTGATAGCCGCCTTCAGATCCGCAAGACTCATGCGAGGATCAATTGTGAAGTCTCTTGCTTTTCGTTTGCCGCGCCCTTGGATGACTTGATAAAGACCAGACCAAAATTCTTCGGCAGAAGATATCTGTACGATACCAACCTCTATGTTGTTTGAATATGTATTAGAGGTAGAGCGAGATGTAACACAAACAACGCTACACTCTCTCTCCTGAAGAACAGGTTGGGTCACTCCCAATCTCATGCTGGAAGTTACGCCAACGAAAACTTTACCTAAATCACTAAAAATCGTACTACCTACGTTTGGCTCAGCTTGGTAGTGAGAATGTACATAATTATCGATTGTAGTAATCATCATTCCCCCTTAGTAACGCTCTTATGCTGCTTTAATGCTTGTCCAAGAGCCAAATGAAGAGCTTCAGCCATCGCAGATGGCAGGGTAACAGCACCGACCTTCTTCATGACAACCTCTGAAGAGCTAGGCTCACCCATCGCCCCCCTGTAGTTAGTAACTGAAGGAGACATAAATGCGATATGTATGAAAGAACCTGCCGGTGTATTGTAGCCAGTTATTCCTGACAACTCAGCATAAAACTCATGAAAATCAGGAGACTCTAAAACCAGTTGAGGTTCCTTTTTACCAACTTTTTCTTGAGTCATTTTCTATACCAGCCCGCTGAAAAGAATCTTGATTGAAGGGACTAGCTATCCCGTTGTCCATGAAGTCTATTATCTTAAAAGCAATCCTTCAACCTTTGGTTGAATCTATAACTCTCAAAATGGCCTTAAAAATCACTCAAAAACACACAAAATAGACGTGTACCAGGACACACCTCAAATCATCGCCTCTTGTAGCGCTTCTGGCTTCGTTTTAGAGGGGGTTAAATCGATCTCACAATTTGTGCGGTATGTGCCATCGATCACGCACAGTATCATTCTGACAATAAAAACGCCCTTGAGCACTTCATCGCTCCTGCTCCATCATCGCCTGTCTGCGCTTACGGCGCGCAAAGTAGTCATCTGCTGCGTGATCGTACTCTTCGCGGGTGTACCCTTTCTGCTCAGGGTATTTGGCGATGAGCATTAACTGAAACTCGGTCATAGTGAGTTGCCCGGCCTCTTCCTTGCTGATCCCGAAGTGGTTGCGTGCAGCGATGACGTAATCGGCAGCCCGGAACTCACTGGTTTTTTCATTTGTCTCATGGCGCTGAAGTTTGCGTACTTTGGCCTTTCCGATAATGCCGTGCATTATCAGACTTTGTGCAAGGATGACCATATCCTGCGGATTCATGACGCCCTTATGCCACACAAACGCCCTTCTTTTGGTTTTGCCGGGCTTCATCCAGCCAACCAGATCACCTATGTCATCATTGCAGCAAGCGGTGAGGACCGTGTGGGCGGCCAGTAGAGATTTCTTATCAAGATGTAAAGCAGAAAGGTGTTTAGCCAGCCATTCAGGCACTCTGCCGTATGCTTCGACAACCCTCTGAATGAGAGGTGTTATTTCATCGTTGAAGAGGTCATAGAACGTCTGAACTATTTCTGCTGGCTCGCCGATGCGCGACATAGCCATGAATGATGGCCGGAAAAAATAATCCCGGTCCCCGACGGTTACCAGGCATTCTCCCAGCTCTTTTAGCGGAACCATTTATGCCTCCTGTAAACAAAATCAAGGGCAGAAATCCTGCCCTTTGTTTTGCTTACACCGTGACAGTAACCACGTGGGTAGCCACGAATTCACCATCAACCGTCTTCACAGTAACTGTGGCTGTTCCCGCCGTTGCACCTGACGGCGCTGACACGGTTACCGTATTACCAGTGATGGCGACGGTTGCACGTGCCGGCACGGATGAGCTAGCTGTGAACAGTTTGTTATCAGCATCTTCCGGTGCAATATTCACTGCGAATGTAGTACTGGAGCCAGCAGCAATAGAGCTGGTCGTCGGCGCAACACTTACACCGGTAACCAGAATGTCACCATCAGCTTCGGTGATCTGGAAAGTCTGACCGTCAGCCAGTTTGAACTCAAAGCTGTAGGTCACGATTTCTTTCACACCACCGCCGTCACTGGCTCCTGATGGGACCATATAGCCGATGTGGTAATAATCGCCCCAGTGGAAACGCATCCATACACCTGGCTGGCGGCGGGCACGAACCTCATCGACGATGTATTTCACGAACTGCTGAATGCCAAACTCATCAGTGCGGTCTTTAACGCGAACCTCCCCTTCAATGGAGTAGGTCGGATCCAGACTGGCAATAAGGTTTGAACTGAATCCGCCGTTATCTGCATCAGAGGTCAGAGCCTCCGGGCTAAGGTCCCACGTTGCCGATGTTGGCAACCCCATCAGTTTCCAGTCGCCTTCCGCCGGAAACTGGTCGGCACAGCCGTAAGCCAGTTCCAGCGTCTTAGCGCGACCAATTAGTTGTCCGTTGTCGGAGCAGCCTTGCATTGTTGCTTACCTCGCTTCAGATAATAAAAAAGGCCGCTCCAGGCGACCTTATGTGGTTTTATTCGGTGTTATCCGCCAAAGAGGCAGGCGAACTGCAGGCGCCACACCATACGCCCCTCAGCTGTGATAACAGGCGAAGGAATTCCGCCCATGTTGGATATCTGCCCAAGGCAGGTGTGCGTCATCGGGTTTTGCTGCACGTAATCGATGATGGCCTGAGCGTCGTTCTCTGACTGCGCATAGTCAGCAGATGCCTTTCCCTTGCTTATCACGTCCACCATGACGTAGTAATCAGCGGCCATATCACGATCTACTGACGTGCCACCATTTGGTCGGAACACAATAAAGCGGTCAGATGCCTTGCCGGTATCATTCCAGAACAGGGACTGAACGATGTATCCGGCAGTCAATCCTGACTCAACAAAGACATTTTGAACCCGCCTGTGCATAGGAGGCGTCATAGCTCCATCTCCCTGCGTATAACTGCGTCAACTCTGTCTCTGGCGTTTTCAGCACCTTTCTCAAGGAATTTTGGCTCGCCTGATGTATCCCATATATTTCCACGGGAGCCGGGCGCTTCGCCTTTTCTTACAGGGCGCGGGGTGTTTTTTCCAAGATGAATACCTTTGGCCTCATGCACGTACGCCGCATAATTTGCAGAATAACCAATTCTCCCGGTTAGTCTGGTGCCCTTGATAACAACCTCTCTGAACTGAGAGTTAACCAGAGTGCTGGTATCGATAGGAACCAGCACCGCGGACTCCAGCCCAATCTCAAACAGAGCAGAGTAGAGCGCCCGCATGGTTTTTCGCTTTTCGATATTATCAATCAGCCGGTTGATATTATTGCTGACCTTGGAGACTCCCCGAACTTTAACGCCCATAATCAGACTCCCGTTATAAGTGCGAAATCGTCTGCCAGTCGCTCGAACGTATCTGCGAACTGAACGATCTGCCGTATCTCGTCGGCCTCGTCCGGCGGAGCAGCAGCTGAAGAGGTACCAATCAGGATGTAATCTCCCTCCCGTGCCGTTGCGTATTCGGTCCATATCGTGTTTTTAACCACGATCTCCCGGCCAAGGTCACCGATTTTTGCGGAGAGACCACCCTGGTAGTCGCAGAGGATAGCGATCGGTGCTTCCCACCCGTACGGCTGACCTCCGCCGTCAGTATCACTACCGTCAGCATCGCGTATACGCCGCCAGATTGTCGCCGTCGCGGTATAGCTCCAGTTTGCTACCGAAGACATCAGTTATCCCTCCATCGCAGCACAACAGCGCCTGTGGCGCGTATGCGGTCGCAGTTAATGAACCACTCGCCGTCGCTTTTCACGTACGCTGTCGTTTGCTCACCGGTATCGGTGATAACCCACACCCGGGTAAACGTCCGCGGAAGCCGTTGCTGAACTGAAACCCAGGCCATTAGCAGCCCCCGACCACCATAAACAGGCCCACACTGTTGCCGGCGCTGATTGGCAACTCACCGGTGCAGCCGCTGGTATCCAGTTTCGCCAGAGAGTCACGCAGCCAGGTGATGCCGTCGTCTCCGTAATCGAACGAGCGCGACGCTCCTGATGGCGCCCCCTGCGATTTTATTCGCCGGGCACCGGATGACGTCGCCATGAGCGCAGCGGCATACATCAGAATGAGCTTTGCCGTGCATTCGTCGTATCCAGCACCATCGAGGCACGGGATAATCTTGTTCACCACGCAGAGAATCGGATCGAGCAGAGCGGCCGGGATGGAGTAACCCAATTCACCGAGGAACGCCTGCACGTCTGCCGCTGTGATTGGGTCAGCCATGGTTATTTCGCCTTCTTCGATTTGCTGGCAGATTCTTCCTGCTGCTCTGCCTGCTCTGCCTGCTCCGCCTGCTCCGCCTGCTCCGCCTGCTCTGCAGCATCATTGCCAGGCGTAGCCACTTCCAGCGCCTGGTCGTCATCACTAATGATTTCAACCAGACCAGCGGCTACCCAACGCTTAGCGACATCGCCGCTTACCGAAACCTGAGCACCAACCTCCAGTTTCTGGAGATTGGCACCGGAGAAAAGGTTATCGCTAATAACTTTTACCAGTGCCATTTACCGCCCCTTAGCTGTGTGCGTAGATGACTGATTTTTTGCTGTTGATGTCGGTCTTAACCATCAGGCCAGCAGCGCCCCAGGTACGCCAGATGTAATCGCTGTTGTAGAACGGACGCGGATCGGCAACGGTGCCGAAAGCCTGGCCTACAATCGGAGCAATCACGCCAGCGGTAAGCGGGACAATCAGGATCTGGTTACCGGTCAGCTGAGCGTCTTCTTTAATCGCGGCAATGCCGGACAACTTCAGAAGCTCTTGCAGAATGGTGTCGGACTGATAGTTGTCGCTGAAGTAGCGCTCCAGGTTGGAAATGATGGCGCTCGACACATACCAGGTCTGCTCGGCGTACTGATTGTTGGTCAGTTTGAGCGTGTCGCGCAGCTTAATTGCTGCGTTACGGATCTGCTCAGCAGTGGCGGATGCGCTGGTAAAGTCGATATTCAGTCCAGATGCGCCCAGGTCAACCATCGCCACACGCTCGTCGTTCTTCAGACCCTTCCAGGTCTTATCGTCGAACTTGATGTAGTTACCTTCCGCGTCGCGATAGCCGTTGTAGATGTAATCTACATACTGGCGGCGCACTTCGTTGGTTGACTCAAACTGAGCGTCAGAGATGATGTCGAACGCATCCGGGTTGTTCAGGCGAGGCTCACGCCAGTGGAACTTGAAGCCGGTATCGTGCACCGGAACCATAGTACCGTCGTACTGGTACTGCACAGCATCCAGCGCAGCGCCGATCTGGCCTGACATGGAGGTGTGAGCCCACATGCGGCCGCCAGACTTGGCGTATTCATACACCGTCTGATTGATGCGCACCGAACGTGACAGCGGCATCAGGTCGTTAAACAGCGTGAACTCAGTGTTCGGCTGGAATTGACGCAGCACGGTCTGGTCAAAGGCCTTGTACAGGTCAGCAGGTGAGCGAACAGCGTTGATGCCGTTGAGATGGTTAACAGCATTAAGGCGGTCGGCGATCTCCTGCATAACGTTGACGCCCTGATGGTTCAGCGCGGCATTACGCTCCATGGTCAGCATACCGAACTGGTATTGGTTCACGGCCAGGTTGCCGGTCTTTTCGCCCAGCGATTTAGAATAAACAAGCATTCAGTGACTCCTTACTTGATCACTACGCGAATGAGATCGCCAGCAGCGGCGGTAATTGAGCGCTCTTCGTCGCAACAGCAGCGATCGTTTTCACCGGTGGCCCACTTCTTAACCTGGCCATTAACGATTGAGAGAGCGTCGCCTTTTTTGTAGGTGCCGGCCGCTGCGCGCACGTTCAGGAACATGCCAGGCAGCGGATGGATGCCAACCAGAAGATCGTCGACAGCAAACGTGTCATCTACCGTTTTGCAGCGCAGATAATCGAAGTCAGCGACATAGATAATTGCTGTCTCGCTACCATCTACCGACACCTTGAAGACGCCAGCATCGAAGAAGCCCAGGGTGCCGGGCTTGACCGCAGTGGCGCGGCCTTCACGGTTGAGCAGCGGATTAGGGAATACGCCACCGGCGTGAATTACGTGTTTTCCGTCTTTAGCCATTTTTTACTCCGGCATTTCGCTGACTGATTGGGTGTTGGTAGCCTGGCGGAAAGCGCCATTCAGGCCGGTTGAAGTCTGGCATTGAGCAAACAGCTCTTTCAGAGGCTCGCCGTCCAGAGCGTTGACAGCAATATCGGTCATGCCAAATTTGGCTTTTACCGCAGCGCGCATGTTGCTCTTCTCGCTTTCCGAGTTCGCGTTGATCTTGCTGTTAAGCGCCAAAACCTGATCGGTCAGAGCTTTTGCCCAGGCGGGCATCTCTTCATTGTTGGCAGCCTGCTCCGTCTTTTTGGGCGCGCCGGGAGCCGGGTCGATTTCTTCATCGCCTTTTTTCTTGGCGGTGACCTCTTCAGCCTTCATCTGGTTGTAAGCGTCCATCAGTTCGGCATCGGACTTGCCTTCAGTCGGCTTACCCGCGGCTTGGAGCGCATTGATAATCAGTTCTTTCATCGGATCTTTCTCTCCGTTGGTTTTAATCTCGTACTCAATGGGTTTGCGCACGACTTCTACAGGTTCGCCGACGAACACGGCTTTGCCGTCATCATCGATGAGGTACTTCTGCTTTAGGTATCTGGCGTCATCGCGGTAGATGAAGCTGTCTGGCCACACCGTTTCTGGCCATAGCCACTTATCTTCTGTGTCACCCTCGCGAAGCTTGTCGCTGATAGCACGTGAAATGTCGTCAAAAGAGAAGTTGGAGGCATTGGTGAAGAAGAATTTGGTCTTGTTGAGCAGGCCTTCGCGTGTGCAGTCGATACCATCAGCAAGGCGAGCAACTTCGATCTGCTGCTCATGACCTTCTGAGTTGACGAAGATGCCCACGCCTTCTTCAGGTGTTCCAGCGCCAGGCTCATCGAGTAGCACCGCAACATGGTCAAACATCATGTTGGTGGCGATCTCGTTGTACTTTTTGCCCTTCGACTCGCCGTTAGCAGCAATGCCGGAGTACAGGAGCCCTGTGGAGATGTGGATGGGTTCTGAGTTGGTACCGGAGATCATCTCATCAAGTCGGTTAATCAGGCGCTTGCCCTTCTCGCTTGACTCGGCGTATTGGCGGTTAACGTACATATCACCCGTCACCTTCCCGTCTTTGTGGCTGACGTTCTGCAGCCATGCGCCTACGTGATATTCATTCACCGCCCGGACATCGCGAGCAGACACATGCTTGCCGTCAACCTTCGGGTGGCCCAGCGGCATCGGGTTACGCTCAAGCGTGTTGTAGGCCTTTTCGATTTCTGCTGCCGGGTACAACTTCCGGTTCATCACGATATCGTCCACGACAGGCGTGATGCCGCGAACCACGATATGTGGCTTGCCGTCGATGGTTTCAGTGGTGATGTTTGAAGCGGAGTTGACGACGGTCAGCACGTTAACGCGATTGCGTTTCATGCTGGGTCCTCATTGGTGGATTTCTGGCAATAAAAAAGGCCGCCGGAGCGACCTTTACTAAATTTATTGGTGTTAGATCTCTATATGAGTTTCATAAGCCTCATCAATACTATCAGCACCTTCATCTATCAGAGTGCTCAATCTTCGAGAACTAAGCTTTGCCCAATTTCCTGTCGTGGACATTACCATGAAGCATAAATCATCGTCATGGTTTTCAACCAGCATCCAACCCAACTCTGCGAGTTCATAGTCAAGCTCAGAAAGGAAAGATGTACGAATTGAGTTCCGACCTGACATTGTGCGAAGAGTGTTTTTCGATATCTTATATCTCGAAATATTTTTGTCCTTTTCTTGCCCGTAATAATAGGCGTTAAGAACAATCAGTTTAGCGGTGTGAGCAGCGGATAAACGATGTTTTGACATAATATGTCCTAATGTTTTGTGAATTAAGTTATGAACCACTCTATTGGCTCAAACCCAATATCACACAACACCAGTTCTGAGTCAATATCACAACAATGACTAGCTATAGATAGTGATATTAGTTTTATACACCTTTCGCTCTTTCGCCAACTTATCTGCCAGCCCCTCATTGAAGATGCTACCGTCGTCGTTGAGCAGTACCGGAATCTGGCTGCAATAGCAGTTGTACCGGTTGCCGTTCTCCGCGTAGAAGTCTCGCACCTGCTCGGTGGTGTAGACCTTGCCGTGACGGCTGGCGTGCCAGCTGCGCGTCGTCGGTTTGAGCGCAGATAGCCACAGCAGGCCGGTATTCAGGCCAAGCCGATCCGCTGCCCAGTCCGTTTCGTTCCATTGCGCCTGGCGCAGCGCGCCAACCTGCTCAGTCTGAGCGATAGTCTTAGCCTTCGACATCGATACGTCGAGGCGCTTACTGATGACGCCGGCTGTTTCGCGAGGATTCACGCCACGCGCTACCGCATCGATGATGATGTTAGTCAGATCGCCGCGGGCGGTATCGCTGATGACCTTCCAGTCGCTGAACGTTGTCAGCCTGGCCGCAGATATCTGGTTTAGATAACCGGGACTGCTTAAAAGCTGCTGTAGCGTTGTCTGGCTGGCGTACACCTGCGACTGTTGCGAGAGATTATTGAAAGCCTCAAGCATGCCGCGTTGAGCCTCTGCGGCGACATAATCCATCGCCCACAGGTTTTGTTCGCCGCCTTCCAGCAGGTAATCGTCGAGAATAACCTGTACCGCTTCAAGCAGGTCGGCCAACTCCTGCGCTGACATGCCATAGATGAACTTGCCGGCGTTGACCTGGTAGAGCCTCACATCCTCGCCATGGTAATGGCAAACGAAGTGCCAGTTATGGCTGTTTACCTCTCGCTCTCTCCCGGTTAGGCGCTGATCGAAGAGCAATTTCAGAGCGCGCTTGATGCCGAGATACCGGTCCTCGATATCCCGGAACATCGCGCTGACCTGCTTAGCCGATCGAGTCGGGTCAACCTTACTGCGCGGAACTATCGGCAGCCCCACCTTTGCCGTCTGCTCCGGTGTCATCGGCCAGTGGATCATCGGTTGTCACCTTGTCATTTGGGTTAGGTGGTTGCTTTGGTTCAGGCAGAGGGTCGAGCCCTACAATCTCGCGTAGTTCGTTGGCTGTGAATGGCGGCTCGCCACCATAGAAGCCCGACGTTTTCTGGACGATATCAGCCAGTTTCGAAGCGTTCTCGATTTTCTCTTTCTCGCCAGGTGCAAGCAGGTCAGTCCATGAAATGGTGACCTCTCCATTTGTCGGCGGATCGATAATGCCTAGGGTCCAGAAGCGCTCCAGCAAGGCTGTGATTCGGTCAGTCAGGAAGCCGTTGCGGCGGGTATTGCGGCGAATGGCCCAGTCTGTTTTATCCTCATCGCTCGCCAGGCGCCCAGTCTGCTGTCCAAACAGGATGGTGAACGGGATTTGCACTGATGCCGCCAGCTCGTTCGCGGTGACCTCCCACGTCGGCCCCGGGTCGCCGGGTGTCACGCTCAGAACGTGCATCTGCCCGGCCTGCATGACCGCCGCCGCATCGGTGCCGCGGTTAAGTTTGTTGACCTTATCGCCCATCGCTTCGCCGAGGTCGGCATAACCAGCCTTCTTCGCCAGATCGGACAGCGTAGCCATGTCTGTTTCTTTGCTGAACTCGACCGCGATCTGCCGGCTGGCATTTTTCAGGAAGCCCTCAGCGCCACCACCGGAAATCTTCTCAAGGTCGAGTCCTTTGTTGTATCCCGCCTCAAGCAGCGGGATGCCCGACATAACGTTGTCATCCTCTGAGCCTTCACAGAACAGGATCACCCTGCTGGGATGCACAGGCTCACCGCGCATCGGTCCTATGAACGCCTCGTCTCCCACCGGCTGCTCGTTGAAGTTGAACATCTTCGGCTGGCCGAACGTCTCGGACTGGCGATCGTTATCCCATTCAGCAACTGTCAGCTGCGGCTCCCATACAGGGATCAGCTTAACCAGAGCTGCTTCACCGAGCTTCTTCACCAGAGCGGTGTCGACTTCCTCATTCCATGACCGGTTATCTTTGATCTGCAGTAACAGCGCGGAGTAGCGCCCCACCATATTGCGGCGATCGGCATCCTTCACCTTCGGCCACCATTTCTTCATGAACCTGGTGACGTTCTTTTCCCACTGGTTGGTTTTCTTCGCCTCCTGGGACTCATCACCATCAACGATTACCGGATAGTCCTGCCAGCATCCATCCAGAAGGCGATGCACCACTGCGAAGCCTGCGGCGTTGCGCCGGTACATGTTGTAGAAGTCATGGAAGGTAATGGTGCGCGGATAACCGAACTCCTGATAGAGCGTCGGGCGCTTGGTATTACCCCCGCCTATACCGATGGCGTTAAGGTAATTCGCTCGCCGCATTTCAGTGGCGAGATTGTTCACAGCCAGTTGAAGGCCGTTATCTTGTTCGCTCACTGGCGATGCTCCTTAGAAGAATACTGCGCCGACTTGCGCTTTGTGCTTGATATACCCGTCCAGACCGTACCGGACACCGTCCCAGCAGTGGTTATTCTTGTCCTCTATGACCGGCAAGACTTCGCCAGTGATCCGGTCAGTTTTGTACGAGTAGAGCCGGGCTTCTTTCGCCGTCTCTTTGCAGCGGGGGTGAATGATGATTTTCTTAAAACCGCGCAGGCAAGTTATCCCATCTTCTACGCTGCCCTGCCATTTCTGAGCTGCTGAGATATTGAAACCCTGGCCCTTGATATGGCTGATAGTTTCAGGTCTGGAGTTGTCGGCTTTGATAGGCCATTTGCGAGCATCGGGTATTCCGGGGAATTTCGCCTCGTCAGTAACCTTCCAGTCTTCAAGCTGTTTCGGCGTGGCATCGGTTTTTCCAGCGTAAAACTTCCACATGTCATCAAGCTCTACACCATTGCCGTAGGCCTCGTATTCGATGTAGAGGTTGTTATCCAGAATGAACATCCTAATAAGCGTGCTCGGGTCTTTTGCGAAACCGAAGTCGGCGCCGAACAGCAGGCGCTCTGATTTCTTCCAGAGGTCGTCTTCAAAGCTCTGCACGACGTATTTATTCGCCAGCACCTGCTTGTCTGAGTTCTCCAGATAGGCGCCTTCCCAAATCCACGCATAATCGGCGTAGTCGAGGTTTTCCAGATCTTCGAGGCGCTCTTCTTCGAGTACATCCGGGAACCACGGATTGTCGCTGTAGTTCATCTCGACAATCATCGAGCTTTTCGGCGGGTTCTTTCTGAAGAGTTTGTCAGTGGCGCTGCCGTCTTTCTCCGGGTTCCATGTCACCCAGATTTCAGAGCCATTTTCACGCACCGTCGGGCGAAGCTTCTTCCATGCCGTCGCCGATACCGACTCAGCCTCATCTACCCACGCAACCAGAATGCGCGCCTTTGACTTAATACTGTCGAGGTTGTGGCGCAAGCCGCAGAAGACGTAGCTGACGTTGCGGTTTTTAGTGCGGATGTACTTTTCGCCAATATCGAAGTAGTCATCCAGCCAGGGAACAGACCGGATCGCCTGTTTCACTTCCTCCATCGATGACTCTTCGAGGGAGTTCATAAACTCGCGAGCGCAGAGTATGACGCCGCTTAATCCGCTTTCGGCTGCCTGATACGCTTTAACCGCACTCATCAGCGCGAATGTGCGCGTCTTTGCAGAACCTCGGCCACCATGCGCGCCACGATAGCGAATGCCCTCTGTCGCGAATACGGGAACGAGCTTCGCCGGGATTTGTAGGTCAACCTGACTTTCCATTAGTTGGCTCTACTCCTACCAGTCTGATCGTCGTTGGTCGCGGCGACATGCTACCGTCAGGACTGGTGTGTTCGACTTTTTGCTTATTGCTGTAAGCCTCACCCACCTCTTTTGCTGCCTGCTCCAGTAGTTGGGCCGTCATACCGATGTTCTTCATGTTCTCAGCAGTCGTCGACATTCGCTGCAGGACTCGCAGGCGGTAGGCTTTGTTGGCGATCGGGATGTCGGAAATTTCGTTGAGGAATCGGTCGCGAAGATCGTTGAAAAGATCAACCCACTTCTTAGCGAGCCCTTTACCTGCGGCCTTTGTTGGGTCATGCGATGCTACCTGCTGGCGCGTAACCTGAACCTTAAATTCTTTTTGTACGGACTCGACGATTTGGGATGGCGTATCAAAGCATGCAAGCTCTTGAATGATAAAGGCTCTCACTTCTGGTTTTAGTGCAGCCATAACCCACCGTCCGTATAAAGCAGTATAAAATCACGCCAGTTTCTGCATGCACGTCCCGCACGCCCTGGCAACATCGATATGAGCAACCTCCGCGGGCCTGTTAGCCGCATCCACCATTTCCTGCACATCTTTGCTGGCGCCGTAACGGCGGACAACGCCAACGAACTCCTCGACGTCATGGCCGCGAAGCTTCAGAACCGGCATCCCGGTCTCTTTGTTGAACTTCGGTGCGCCATAGTCATCGGTAGCCTGGGCGATGTGGTAAAGCTCATGCTCAACCAGTGCGCAGAACTCCAGATCGTTACATTGTTCGCAGTAGTCAGCAGCCAGGGTAATGATGAACTTCGGTATGCGACCGAACCATTCATGCATTTGCTGCTCCATGCGGGATTTCTGCCAGCCGCCGGCGCGCATCATTACCTGCTCACACTGACCCAGCACAATGCGCCCGCTTTTGGCGAATGAGCCAGAGGCCCACATAAACGCGACATCAGCGTCGACCAGGTGCGCATGGTCAGGGTTATGGATGTTGCCGGTATCGCTGAGGATTTGCCGGTTTACCCACTCACTCACTTCGCTGGCAGGAATGAGGCGGGTGTATGGCTGCCAGTTGTCGGAGTTGATGAAGTTAGCTGGCGGGTATGGCCTAGTATTCATGACATCAAATTTCCGATTATCATTAAGCGCAACTTTTTATAGGATGTTAAACAAATCTTATAGAAGGGCTTTGTTTGTCCGATGGACTAAGCACTCCCATTTAAGAAGGAATTCTTATGAGTATTGCGATAATTTTAAGAAACCAAATGGCTCCTAACATATTTCGAGATCTTCTGCTTAGGGGAATAAAGCTCCCTAACCTTACTGAAATAATCTTTTGCAGTGGTTTCTATCAGGAAAGTAGAAACTCGAATTATAATGTTTCATTAGAGGGTGGCCTTGCACATAGTTTATCCAACTCCAGAGCCAAAGTAATAACTGTTGGGGTTCATAGTTATGCATGGAGGCAGTCTTTCGTAGATTTCAATAAAGCGCTAACCACCGCAGGGGTTAACGTTACAACCAGAAAAGTACGGGGTGACAAATGGCATGCGAAAGTTTTTATTGCCAGCACTAAAAACGGACCAGTGTTCTCCCTGATCGGCAGTAGCAATATGACAAGACCAGCCTTTTCTACGTCAAAGCCTTTTAACTATGAAGCGGACGTCGCCTTATGGGTCCCACAGGCTAAAGGAGTTAGCACAGCAATACAAAGCGTTCTGTCGGAAAGTAGTCCATTCGACGTTATTCGGACCACTTATAGTCCAAATAAAAATGGTGGTCTAAGTGTGAAGGATAGATTAACTCAGTTACGACAGGACATCCTAGACTCGACTGACGCATTCTAATTTTTATGACAGTCCATTACTGGGCTAGAAAGCCTTCTCGATGGCCTCCCAGTCCGGTTTTGCCATTTTGAATCCTGCATTAACTTGTTATGCTGACTGAAAATCGTGGAGATTAATTATGATGGATACACTGCTTACTACCATTGTTAGAATGGCAACATTGAGCGCTATTGGGCTAGGGAAGGTGCGAACAAGTTCCTGATATGAGATCATCATATTCATCCGGAGCGCATCCCAGAGGGACATCATGAGCCAT